CACAAAATAACACCTGATGATGATTATGAACATGGTATTCAATACACTAAACAAGAGGGTGAGCTTGTATTTGAAAGAGATTTCCAAAGAACACTAGAAGCTGCCGAAAGACTTATAGGTGATAGAGCTATTAATAACATGGCTAAAGAAGTTATTATAAATATGGTCTATCAAATAGGTGAGGGTGGCGTATCTAAATTTAAGAATATGTGGAAAGCACTAGACACTAAAGATTATGGTGAAGCTAGTTTCCAAATGCTTGACAGTTTATGGGCAAAACAAACTCCAGCTAGAGCTGGTAAGCTTGCCGGTAAAATGAGAGCAGCAAAGGAGGTCTAATGTGGTTAAGTCTAGCATCTAAGTTAGTTCCAGGCATGATTAAAACTGGAATGAGTATTGCAGCAAACAGAAGAAAAACAAAAGAGCTAGAGTCTGTGGCTGAATTAAAAATGGCTGAACGTATGGCTACTGGTGAAGTTGAATTTAAGAAAGCAGTAATTGATTCACATAAGGGAGATCTAAAAGATGAATTTTGCCTCATACTTATTTCAATTCCTCTGTTGCTTTTGGCTTGGTCAGTATTTAGCGATGACCCAGATATACAAGCAAAGATAGATATATTTTTTGATAAATTTGCAAACCTACCTATGTTCTACCAAGCTCTTGTAGTTGGGTCATTTTCTACAATTCTAGGGATCAAGGGTGTTTCTACTTTTAAAAAGAAATAATGTCTGACAACTTAGATTTGATTAACGAATATAAAGACCAAGTTCGTATTTTAAAGCAAGAAGTAGCTGAGCTACAGGATGCTGGCAAGTCAAAGGACTCTGCTAATAAAAGATGCTTACAAAAATTAGAACACTCACAACAAGACTTAGATCAAGCTAATAAAAAAATAACAGAGTTAGAAGATCAACTACATAAAATTAATAAGAAAGACAATGAATGAAATTTATCTTAGTGGTGATATTTTGCTCTGCCTTAGAACAAAATTGCTTACCACCACAAACAGCATCACAACACAGCACCTGGTACGATTGTATGATGGCCGGCTATAACAAAGCACAGACTTATACAGAAGATGTAGGTATGCAAAAAACAAATGAATATAAGTTGTATGTACAGTTTCAATGCAAAACTGTTAAGGAGGTCTAATGGCAACTCCATCATGGCAGCGTAAAGCTGGTAAATCTAAATCTGGTGGACTTAATGCAAAAGGTAGAGCTAGCTATAATAGAGCTACTGGTGGCAATCTAAAAGCACCAGTTACTACTAAACCAAGTAAATTAAAAAAGGGTAGTAAGGCAGCTAACAGACGTAAATCATTTTGTGCAAGGATGTTAGGTATGAAGAAAAGACTTACATCTGCCAAGACCGCAAGAGATCCTAATTCAAGAATTAATAAAGCTCTTAGAAAATGGAACTGCTAAGTGTCAAAAAAATTATGGAAGAAAACTAACATCTTAACTGATGTTGGTAAGTGTAGGTATTGCTCAGACAATATTGTTAATACAGATTCATTTGTAAGTTTTTACCCAGAGGGTCATGCTCATTATCTTTGTATGAAGAAAGATGACCATAACAAACAATTAAATAAGGAAAAATAAACTATGGCAAAAAAAGGATTATACGCAAACATTCATGCAAAGCGTAAAAGAATTAAAGCTGGTAGCGGTGAACGAATGAGAAAAGTAGGTTCTAAAGGAGCTCCAACTGCTGCTAATTTTAAGAAAGCTGCAAAGACAGCTAAAAAAACAAAAAGTAAAAAGAGGTAAAAAATGGCAAGTAAATTTTTAAAACAAAACTTTAAATCTATGAATGAGGAAGATAAAGAAAAATTAAAAAAATTTAAAGGTTCTGTATCAGAGGGTGAAATGGATTTTATTAAATCTATTACTCCTAATGGATCTGCCTTAGATACAATAAGTAATTTAAAAAAATTATTAGAAGAAGATAAGTAATTACCGAATAGGAATATCTACTTATTAAGTAGGTATAGTTCTAGCTTTAGCTAGTGGGAAAGGGTGGGTACAGAATCAATTGGTATAGGTATAATTGGACTCTGAATTAATGATGTTATAGTATTGATTCTGAGAAAAGATAAAAACTAACAATTGTGAACTATACCAATAATATACCAAGTAGCAGATTTGCTAGTAATAATAAGAGTAATTTTATTGTTATTAGTGATTACAAATCAATTGCTCTACCAGCTGAGCTACAAGGGCATTTAGAAAAAGCTTATATATATAGCCGAATTGAATCGCAAGATTCTTTTCGGCTTTTTTTTTATGCCCAAAATATAAATAGAATCATTGCGTTCTATACCTTTTTTATACCCTTGCTAGCTATACTTTGGAAATACCCATTACAAAATGATTGGGAAATAAGGGAAATAACACCAATTGATTATTTGCAATACTGTTATAGGTATAGTATAACATTGTTATAACTTAATAAATATAGGAGAGAAAAATGATTAAAGTTCAAATAAAAGATAAGCAAGATGTTGTTACTAATAAAACTTATTATGACAAAATGGATCTGTGTTGGGATTTAAGATTTATTTTAGATTTTCCTTTACACAAAAATTATAGAGAAGATTTATCTAATAAAATTTGTGATCTAAATTTTGGTAAAACTTATAAAATTTTTGGTTATGAGTTTAAATTAATAACTCTAAGCAAACCTCAACCAAAACTTCCAATTGATGAGTTGGAAGAAGTGCAAAAAGAAAATGAGTTAAACTATTATGGAGGGAGATCATAATGAGTTCATGTAGAGAATGTGGAGAAGATTTAGGATTAACTTGGAATGGTATTTCAAAATGTGAAAACAAAGTCTGTGATCTTTATTTTGAAAAAGATCAAGTTGATCCAGTAGATCGTTTAGAAAAGCAAATTGTTATTAACCAAGAAATGGACAACACATAGGAGAGAGTATGGAACTACAAATTAGACCAGTACAAAAAAATGGTAAAAGAATATGGCGTTATTCTTATTGGGGTATAGATGGTAAAGTTAAGTTTATATCCCATAAAAATAAATCTGTATTAGAGTCACTAGCTAAAGAAAAAGTAACTGAGGTTGGTGTATTTAAAACATCATCCTCACAAGTATTTTTAAGTGAAGCTAATATAGCTTTTATGCAGCACCAAAAATACAAACAGTTAGAAAATAAAATCCAACCCTCTACTGTTGGTGAATATAGTAGCTTTTATATCAATCACATTTTACCTTTTTTTGAAAATGTAGATATAAGAACTATTGATAAGCATAAGGTATTTGAGTTTATAGATTACTTAAAAAATAAGATCCTAAAAGCTCAAATTAAATCTAGTACCGCTAGGAAGATATTTAATACTTTAAGCTTAATTATTCAGCACCAGGTAGATACTGATAAGTTAGCTAAGAATATCTGCAAAGATAAAGATTACTTAGTTACTATTGTTACACCCAAAAAAATTACAAAAGCATTGGATTTTCATGAGTGGTCGTTAGAGAGAGTGTCTAATATTGTTAGCGGTATAAGTAATAAAATGATTCAAATTATCTGTATGGTTCTGCTTGAAACTGCTTGCAGACCAAGTGAGGCCAGAGCCTTAGATAGAAAAAGCTTATTGTTTAAAGGCAATATACCAATGATTAGATTTGATAAAGCGGTCAAAGCTAAAAAGAAACTTGGCGATACTAAGACAGTTAATGGTAATAGAACTTTAGTTATTTCTACTGCACTTAAAGATGTTTTGACAGATTATGTTAATTCTTTGCCTAGCAAACAATCTATATTGTTTCTTAATAGCAAAGGTAAATATATATGTATTGAAGCTATTATTAGCCACTTAGAGAGGGTGCTAGCTAAAAATAAGGTGCAACTACCCATAGATAGAAAGTCGTACTTCTTTCGCCATTTCACAGCTACTTACTGGGCATATACCGGCAAGTACACTAACGCTATAGATTTGGCAAAAGCACTAGGGGATAAGGATATTAACTTTGTCCAGGACACTTACATCAAACCATATCAAAGCAATGGTGATGAAGTGCAGAACATTGATTATCAAAACAAACACTACAATTGGAAATAATATGACAATTAAAAATGATCTTTATATTTGGGTTTATAAATTTGGTGCAAGGAGACCAAAAAAAATTAAATTAAAAAAATTTGTAAATGCTGTTAATGACACAACATTTTCTCAAAAGTTTTTTACAAGTGAAAAGGAAGCAAAAGATTTTATAAAAAAAGATTTTAAATAATTATTTATACCAATACTTATTGTAGTTCTCTGAATTGTAGAGGACTACATCCCATTCTATTTTTCGTTTAACACTTTTTTTAGCAAACTCTATAGCATCCTTTTCCAATGCAAATAGTACATTGCTAAAGCTAGTAAATTTATCTTTAGGTTTCCAAATTACAAAATACATAAAAAAAAAGGGGGAGATCTCTCTCCCCCTCAATCACACAACAAATAAATATAAGAGTTTCTTTTACAAAGCTCTTATAGTTTTCACATTTAATGACACTTACTTTTTTCTGTTATCCCATACTCTTTTAAAGAGGGAGCTATTGGGTTATTATTTGGAGAAGTGTCTTGCCCTAATAATTCTTCTAAATTTATATCTTCTAAAAAATAAGTTATTGGTTTTTGAAAAAATGCTGCAATCATTAGCAGCTTCGGTAAGCTACAACTATTGCCACCTTTCTCATATTTTTGAATCTGTTGAAATGTTACACCGCAAAACTTTGCTAACCTTGATTGAGTAACAAGCATTTTAACTGGTTTATAAGTACCTTTAAACTCACCATCTACTATTTCTTTAACCGATCTATAATAATTTTCTCTACAATATTTTATTTTCTTACCAACAGCTTTTGCAATCGTTACTTCAAAATCTGTTTTGGATTTACTCAATGCCATCTTTCTCTCCTTAATTTGTGCAGACTCCTAGCCTATAGTTTTTTACAACTTTTAAGTACATCAGTTATTAAGGCGAATACATGAACTTGGCATCTTCATTTTCTACCAAGCATATCTGCCTAAAAGTCTTAACATATTTTTTGAACGCTACGCTTGAATGAACACACTGTCTTGGTTTGCCAGACTTAGCCGGTTTCATAATTTCAGCATGATACTTTTCAAGTTTTTGGTAACGTCTTGTAAGACTATTACTTTTCCTTAAAGCCATCCTCTTTAGACTCCTCATCTTTGTTTAATTTAATCCTAGATTTATCAAACTTAATATCTAGGACAGTAACCCTAGCATCATTGCTAGGAGTATTTGATTTTGCAGCTATTTCTGCATTGTCAAATTCTTCATCAACTTTGAAGTTAGCTTCAAAAAAACTTTCTTTTGTTACTTTGCTCATTTTCTGAACTCCATTGTTGAATAACTTTTATTAACTTTGAGTGTGGGTATTAATTTTAATTGTTTTTTAGATAAGGCAATATTTCTATGAGCCTGGTTGCTTTTACTAATTAGATTTAATTTACGAAACTCTGCAATTAAAGCACCAGCTCTTGCTCTAGTAAAATGAAATTTTTCACTTATCTCTTTGTAGGTTGGAGCATAGTCATAAGTTTCAATGAAGTGCTTTATAAAATCAAGAACATCTTTTTTTATTTGGCTTAGGTAAATATGACCATTGCCATTGCCATTTCCATTTTTAAGTATCATTTAATTTCCTCAAATAAATTTGTTACGTTGGTTTTAGTATTTCGTAAATCATTGCCATCGCTTGCTAGACTTTTTAAATAGTTAATTAACTTTTGGTTAAACCAATTAGATTTTTCTAAATCCATAATTGCCTTTTCTAGTGTTTGCCCTCCTTTAGCACCAAACCTAGATAAGTATTTCATTGCTGATCCTCTCAAAAAGCCGATGTTTTCTTCTGGAGTCATTTGACTCATAATGGCATCGCAAGTTTGTATTCCTTTTTGATAGTGAGGAGGGTTTTTACTTTCCATGTTAATCTTTCTTTATTGGGTCGTTTAATTTAATTGATATGTCAGGTTGAGTAGCCTTTTCTGGATCAGTACCTTTTTCAGTATTAAGCCAAGCCGAAGCTGACTTAGTAGTTCCATTAATAGTTACGTTGCCTGTGTAATGTGGATATTTTTTACCAGGATCATCATTATCTCTTGGTTGTCTTTTCCATAATGCACCTGAATTATCGTATTTACTATCTGCCATTTGTTCCTCTTGATTGTATTTGTGATTTTAGTTTGTTGTATTCTGTATCAACCCTTAGCTGTTCAATAGGGTCAGCTGCTATTAAAAGTAAATCATCTTTGTATTTATCTTTAATAGGAGTTAAATTTTTTTCGAAATAAAGTTGTGACTTAGAATGTTTTGCAACAGTTTGCATTTGACTAATCCAATCATCAGCTAACTGAGTAATATTTTTTGAAACTTTTTTTGATGGTTTGTTTTCTTCTTTTGGTTCAGTAATAGTTTCATCATTTCTATAAAATTGATCCATTTCTTCTTTAGAAGCAATCTCATCACCCATAAACCCAAGAAAAGCTAACCCTCTACCAATAGCTACAGTTTGTGTTTTTTCAAAATCTTTTTCTTTATTGTGCATTTGCTTAGACTCACCAACTGCTAAACAATTATTATCTATAAAAATT